GCATGATTGTACAAGATTTGCTGGGTTATGAAATGTAATACAACCAGTTCCATCTGCCTGTAGATAATAGATACCAGCCCAACAATCATGGTCATGGGTATGAAGTAGATTTTTAGAACCAGACTCATTTACATTTGTCCAATGGGTATATCGTGTATTATTACATTTCTCAAGCATTTCTGCAAATTTATTATCATATATTTTATAATGTTCATTTGATTCCATAACTAAATTTTTAACGTCTTCATATAACCACTCCATACTTGGATAATAATTATCTCCACGCCAACAACCATCATTACTGTTGAGAATAGTAGGAGTTTTCTCCTTATCCTCTAAAATCTCTTGTTTTAGTTTTTTCCTTTGTTCTTCTGTTCCAACATTTTCCTTAATAAACAAATCAGAATGTATCAAAGGCATTTTAAGAGACTTACTCACTACTTCTCCCACCTATAAAATATATGTGACTCTATTCGAGTCGTTCTTGTTTTTGTCTTTGCCCATGATGGTCTTACATAGGTTGCATGGTAGTGTGTTGCACCCTCTGTAACATCAAGTACTATTCTACCAGACAAAACTATTCTTGCATAATCTTGAGCTCTTCTCCACTCTTTACTGTCTTTTCTTGGTTCATCGCTTTTGCCGTCACAATACCAACTAAACTGGCATTTATGTCGAACAGGATATTCTTTGTTTGGGTCTTCCCAAGATGGTCTGTGTGGGCCTTGTTTAACGACTTCACAAACTGTGTTGGGAAATCGACTATCTGCAACACGATTCATAACTACTTGTGCAGTTGCAACTTGACCTATCATTGATTGGTTCTTAGCCTCATGATAGGTGTTAAGTGCAAGACATACTAATGCAGTTTCAAGTAACATTGTTGTACTCCTCTAATAGTTCCTTTTCTAATCTAAACGCCTCTATTTCGTAAGGTCTGTCTAAGTATGCGACCTCATCGTTATTTATTGCAAATATATCACCATACTCTTTTTTGATAAATTGCTTAATATGAACAAATTCATGAAAGATTGTGGTAAGTAAATTTTCTGTTGATAATTCTTTATTAACTCTTATGATAAATGATCTATCATCTGCATCATAACAATCGCCATCTGCGTGTAAACCATTTACAGACTCAATCTCAATCTCGTCAATCTTGTGTCTAGGTAACAGATACGACTTTGCGAACCAAAGAGCATCCTCAATGGTTCGTTGTCTTTTTTTATTGGTATTTCTAAATTCTATAAACATATTTCTCTCAATTACATTTATAGTATATACTGATTCGTTTCAAAAGTCAAGTAATTATTTTTTCCATACGTTGAATACACGATGTTGGAAGATTTTGTTCCCCATATATTTTTTGTATTTCTTTGAACTCTTGTATTGAATTTTGGGCTGCTTGACTTTCAGTTTCACCCTCTGCTATTAGGTAAGTATCCTCACCATCTATATTCATATAAAATAATTTTACTTTTACCATCTTTTCTCTCTCTACGACCTATATAACTTTGAGTTTGCGAGTTTGAGAGAGGTACGTTATATAGGTCGTGTTCTTTTAGGATAGGTACAAAGGCCCTGTCCATTGTATTTCGTAATTACCATCTAACACATTACCTCTAGCTGCGTTAGTAGCAGGCGCACTCCAACCAGCAGGTTTTAATATGTCACCTTTTTTGAATTTTCCAGTGTCGTTCTTTACGACAAAACCCCAACATGAACCGCCAGGTGTTCCACCATTACCACACATTATTTTTACATATTTTGAACCAAACTTAACAACAAAACCATTGTTAAAATCTTCAACCATTTTTGGATAAAACTTACCATCTGTCCATTTAAGATAGTCTGCTTTTGCAGCTGTTATTAGGTTGTATATTCCAGTGTCAAGGTCTGGTGCAGTATCTTCAACTAAAACTGTCATAATATTTTCTCTCTCTGTTATTAACTATACTACTAATATACACTGATTCGTTTCAAATGTCAAGTATTATTTTTTGTCCTACTGATACTTTCATAACACCACCTATTTTACTATCTAACAACTTACATTTTAATCCTAAATAAACTTTATCATCTGTTATATTTTCTAATTCTGTAGGTTGAATTATAGGTACAACTTGTTCGAAATATTGTATGTTACCCTCATGAACCCAAGCTGAAGAATTTGGTTCTATGCATATTGCATCTATTTCTTTATCTCCATAATGTACACTTACATTAGGTAATTTTGATGGTACATAATCTAAATCTTTTAGATTCATTTCAAATCTTTAATTTTTTTCTCTAAAGTATTCATTTTATCTAGAACAGTATTAATCACTTTATTTAAATCATTATTGGTGGGTGGGTTATAGGTTTGTTGATATAACTGTTTAACTCTATTATTAAGTGCAACCATAACTCTAAAGATATCGTTATTTTCAACTTTGTATTTCCCATCAGATATTTTTTCTACAAGTTCTTTGATTTCACTTTCTTCCATCATGGTAGTTTAAAATCCTCATTCCAACCAAAAGCCTCTTTTACTACATTAGTAGATAAACCTTTATACACTTGATGTAATTTTTTATCTTTTGCATTATTTAAAAGTTCTGCTTCAGTTTCGTGTAATCCCTCACACATTTGAACAAACATTTGTTCCTTTTTCCATTGTGGAGTCTTTCCATCACCACCTTTAATAAAGTGATACAATTTGTTAGTTTCTGTTGCGAGTGTGGTGTGTTCAGTTCCAATTGGTGCATCATTCTTTCTGTAAGGAACTTCACCCTCTGGTAAAACCCATGCAATATTTGGGTCAAAAGATGCTTTCAATACAGACCTCAAAGCTGGTGTATTGTTATCTCTTAATATTTTGACCTTTTGGTCTTTTGTTTTCGCCTTATGTACTCTATCAAGGACTTCTGAAAATAATAATGTATTTCCTGGCATTTTTAAAATTCTCCAATGTTTTCTGTTAGATCTTTGAGTTTATTTTTTATAAAATAATTTAATAATTTACTGCGATCACCATGTGATGCATTTAAATATTCTACTCTTATTTGATTTTTAAGTTCCTCTGGTGTCTTTGTTAAGTCAATCAGAGTTGAGTTTCTTTGATAATTTCTTTTCATTTCATCATTCCAAATACTTCCATCAAACGAAATTAAAGTTTGTATCTTCTTCTTACCTAATGGTCTTTGTCTAATTCCATCAACAAAGGTGTTATCTGGTGACAATATATTCGGTACTCCATCACTAGTATCACCTTTTAAGATGTGTTCTTTTAGATATATAGTAGGGTCAAATCCATTGATATATTTTTTTGTGATTGGACTCCACTGTTTGACATTATGATATTTCTGTAGTTGAATAAAATCTTTATCTCCAGAGATTATCATAATCTTCTCATCTCTGTTTTCTTCACATAGAAATCCTATAATGTCATCTGCTTCTGCACCATAAACTTCAAGATATTTGTATGGGAAGTTTTCTTTGATTTCATCTCGTATTTTATTCAGAACACCAAAAATATTATCCCAATCCAAATCTGATTGTTGTCTACCTTTTCTTCTACTTGCTTTATATTCTGGAAAATAATCTCTTCTCCAAGAATGTTTAGAATCCCAAGTTAGAACTACCTCACCATATTCACTAAAATGTGCAGTTCTGTACATACGAACAGAATTGAGAATCATGTGTCTTACCATTTCCTCATCTACTGTTTTACTTTTGTTCATATTCAGATTCATCATTAGGTTCGCTAATGCAATCTGATTCATATCAATTAGTATCATTTTTTATCTACATAATAAGCGTTAAAGCTCATACTCCTTCTTTCACCATCTACATCAAAAGGATAAACTGAATGTTTTAACCACGATGGGAATACTAACATTTTACCAACTTCTGGTCTAAATGTCAAGGTATCACTTCGTAAATCTTGTTTATCTCCTTGCATAAATTGTATTGCACCACCAACAGGATAATGGTCTTCACCTTCTTTTTCAAAAAATTCGTCCATACCCTTTGGTAGTCTTAAATATATTACTGCTGATAAATTTCCACTATGTTGATGCCATGGGTTGTACTAACCCTTATATTGACTTACTATCCATGATTGACTTATACTAATATTATCTACAGTTGGGTGTAAGTTTCCTTGTTTTGGGTGATGTAAAACCATATTGTCTATGTATGCACGACTTTTATTAATCATTTCTCTTAGATATGTAAGACAGGCTCCTCTTAGAATATTTTTGCAGTAATCACCATCTTCTTTGTTTACTATGGGTATTTGAACTTCTTTGTGAACTTTTCCTACGAGATGGTTTGACCAATCCCATTGTGCAGATTTTTTATCATCACTTAGAACCTCATCACCTATCTCATTCACTAGGTCTATAAATCTTTTTGGTACTTCCATTTCCATTATAGTTGGACTAAATGGTATGTGAAATTTTGCTTCACTCATCTTCAATTCCTTCTAAGTA